AGTGTAGATAAGAAAAGTTTGTAGCCCACAATTGTTTAATTGTGTATTAAAAAATGATAGTTTCGAGTGAGTGAAGCCCGTAGGCTGAACAATAACGAGACAGGCGACAAACTCCGGGGTAACTCATCGTATTGTAGTGGGAAAAACTGTATCGTTATAGGTAATAATAATAAAGTGGTTGGTAGTAATCTATTGATTATTGGCAATAATATTGAAAAATATGGAAATGATCAGTATATTTTGGACCCAACTGTTGAGGTGATCGATTCAAAATATTCGCAAGCACAGGTTTAATTTATATAAATACCCATGAACATTCCTGTGTTTGTTGGTTATACAACGTGGAGTGATGAAGTAAACATCATCACTCCACGTTGTGTTTGTTATCCAAACTTAGCCATCCATTCAATCATAGTCATATCAGTATCTGGACCCGTATCCACAACACTACCTGATCCTTTTAAATTATTAATTGGTGTAGGTGCTTGAGAATTCTTTTTAGTTGAAGTTAAATTTCCTGATAATCTTCCAATCTCCATCAGTGCTTGAGATGATGACATACTTGCTAATTTATCTGCCACATCCAAATGTTGCCCTAGATAATAAATAATATCAACTCCTTTATCATCCTCCATTAAAGCTGACGCAACACCTTGTGGTAAAATTGGAATGGTATTTGCCTTTTCCGCAAAATCAGACTTACCAAATGTTTGAATTCTTTCATTAAAACTTGTACTGATAGACACCTGATTGTTTTCAATTTCTCTATTAACTATAGCCTGATTAACTTTATAATCTATCATCGCAGAATTGTATTTTTCTTGATCATATTCATAATTAGCTAGGTTGGGAATGTTAGATGCATCATCGTTTTGTGTAGGTGATTGTAGTTTGTCTAATTGAGCCTGCAACCTATCGGCTCGACCCTTCTCCAAATACTTATCAGCTGTAATTTTATTGATTCTTTTTTGAACGGAATCAATCTCGGGTCTATCTGGAGTTTCGGTGGGAGATTCGGTGGGGGTTTCATCCACAACTAATTCAATTGTAGGTTCTAAGGACTCTAACGACTCTAACGACTCTACTGTCTCTACTTGTGATACTGTCTCTACTTGCTCTATGTTTTCTGACATGTATTTAATTACCTTCTAATATTTGTTGTTGTTGTTGAGCTAATATTTCAGCTTCAGACATGACTAGATCACCTTCCACTTTATTCAACTTATCAATGGATTCAATATAATTTTCATAAGATTTAATCAGTTTGCTTTGTGTGTCAGCCTCTTTATTCCGAATATCAGCTATCAACTTTTCTGTTTGCACATTAACATTATCCGTAATAGCTTGTTGTTGCGAATCAAGTTGTTGAGGCTCATTCAATCCAAATTCTTGTTTCTCATCATCCGTTGGGTTAACAACTCCTTGCTGAATCATCAATTTCCTAATTCGCTTAGTTAATTCCTGGGATTCCAATATTCCTAAATTCTTTGCAACCAAGTCCAATGAAACCCGTTCAAACGCAGGTGATATTTTAATAAGTTCTAATATTTGATTTGCTGATTCCTCTCGCAAACTACTGAATGCAGGTCCTGACTTAGCATGTATTGTGAATTTACCTTTAGCTAAGTCGTTGACTATCACATTTTTACCTGTTTCCATGTCAAACACCTCACTATTTACTAACACCATCTCCGTCGTATCATCTTCATTTAATATCGTGAGCTGTCGTTCAGTATCATATATTTTTGGAATAAGATCCACCAAAATATCACCGGTATAAGATATTGATTTAACTAGATTATCTGTGAATATATAATTGCCTCTATCTCCCAGTTTCTCCTGACTCATGATAGCTTTCCCCGATTTAAGCTCAGGATTAATTCCAATGCTGGGTGGCTGCATTCCTGTTACATGATACAAGTCCATACTAGCTTGTTGTATTTGTTGAAGTAATGCAGTTTGCACTGAAGGAGCACCACCACGCTGAGGAATACCTGGTGCGTTTGGATCTGGATTATACGGTAGAAAGGGAGAGTTTTCCACATTAAAATTATGATACTTAGATTCAAACCCTTGCACTTGAGTTGGTGTAATAAAGATAGGATCTTTGGGTGTTAGAGCAGATGTTTCAATAGCCATTGAGGTGGCATAGTTGTAAATACGATTAGCATCTTTAGAAAACCTCACTAATCCTCTAATGTACTCGCTTTTTTCTATAACACATTGATGGCCATACACTGGAACAAGTGGGATAAATTTGCCAGACCATGGCGTTGGTCCTTCTAATATCTCAGCGCCTGTCATTAAATACATTTCAATTTTATGTGATTTAAGTGTACGTGTTTTGATGACTGTGATATTTTGATCTTGTAGCTCATCTAAAATTTCTTTGGCTTTATCAATATCAATAATTCTACCATCTGATAATAACGCGATTTCCTTATTTACAGGTGTTTTAACCCAATACTCTGCGACTCTAATTTGATTATTATTCCACCAAGATTGACAACTATTGGAATCATATCGATCTTGTGTGAAATCACTAACGACTGCCAATGGCCATTGTTTTTTAAATTTATCAATGGACATGTTAACAGTATAAAATGCATGATTAGAATGACGACGATCATATGTTGATATATCTTCAAACCACAACGACGTACAAGCTGATTGTATAGGAACAATCTTAATATTTTGATCAAACCCGTCATCATCAAATTCAGTTAATATTCTCCAGCCTCCATATCCACAGATCACCATCTCATTGAACGCAGAAGTGTAAGATTCTGTCGCATTGTTAGATTCTATATTTCTGATTAATCCTGTATAAGTTTCAGCTAATGCATCATCACTAATGTTAATACTTCGAACATTAATCGCAATTCTATTCTGTCGCTGATCTCCTATTAATTGATTGACTGCACCTGCTACACGATTAATTGTGAATCTTGGTCTATCATTTTTACGATAAAATTCTGTATCCCATTGACCATCTTCAGCTGAGTTGAATTTCATATCTTCAATCGCAAGAAGTCGTTGGTCCTTATCTCTATTTTCAATATCAGAGAACTGTTGTAATGCTTCTCTATGTATTTGTTCTAATTTGCTGTCCACATTATCACCATTCGCTTAAAAATTGCATATTATTCAAAAAATTATTAGTAGGTAAGTCTGTTGTGACTAAACTCATCATTAAAGAATCCGCTAGATTGGGGGATCCCAAATTATATTTTGACATCATCTCGGGTTTAGATAGTATTTGTATTTGCCCATTTGGATTAGGCTTTAAAGGTATTTGACATATTTCTGATCGTAATTTATCAATGTTTTTTATAGATGAGCTGATGGATATCAATTTATCCGGATCGATATACTTATTATAATTAACCGCTTGATAGGTTGAATAAAACCTATCACGTAACTTCCAATAGTATTGAGCACGTTTATTCTTGAACACTTGTTGATTTGTTTTGGTATTGTTTGGTGTGTCGCTAGCACCCATTGGCATATATGGTGATTGTGCATCATCCGCTTTTTCAGATCCCTTAAATATTTTATACTTTATGTTATGGAGTTTCGCATCTACGATTGATTTCAACCCAATACCCAATCCATCACCATCCCATGTAAACAAATCAATATTGTGTTCAATTGCATAATTCAAAGCCCATTGCACACCATCATTAATATCTCCATCAAGCTTCTCTTGAATATCTAAAATAACTGATCCATGCCTCAAGCATAACGCCTTATTATCCTTTCCAGTATCGGACGGATCATGAGCTAAAATAGTATCACCTACCTGATCAAACCCAAGTTTAATATGACTATCTATTGCAGCATCATACCACTCTTGCTTAATAATACAATTATCTATTTCATCATAATATCTACCCAGCCAAATATGTTCATATTCAGAAATATTTAATCGAGATTTATCATCCGTTCGTTCCAGATTAAGGTCAGCTGGAAACCAGGGATTATCTTGGTAATTAATCTCTATTGCTAACATCAGATCATCTTCATAATAACCTGTTTTTGCTAAATCTTCTTCTGCCCGAGCTAAATACTTTTTAGCAATCGCACCATTCCTGCTTGCCCGATTCATAGATATCCATATTTCCGGAGACTCAGCATCTTTACCTGACCGAATAGACGGTGTTAATATTTTTAGGGACTTATCTGATACTGTTTCACCCTCTTCAATCCACAACACATCAACGGACCCTAAGCTTTTGATACTATGAATGTTTCGGGCTAACCCTCTATAGAATATACGTCCATTATTATTTGAAGTGATTATATTATTAGTTATATTTATGCCAGGTAAATTATATTTATAAATTGAAGACTTAATAATGGAATGCACTGACTCTTCAATTGAATTTTGGAACTCTCTAGCACAACAAATGATTTTACCTTGTGTCAGCTTAATGGTAACTAAATCTGCAACACCTAAGCTTTTTCCACTACCTCTTCCTCCTACGACAATTTTTATACGTTTCGGTGTCTGTAAAAAAGGTAGAAGTTTTGGGTTTATATCAAGGGTTGGCATTTAATATCTACGGGGTTAATTATCCAATTGATTTCATTACCTTTGGATGTATGATCAATTTTCACAGTCTTATCCGCTTCAAATCCACCTGTAAAACCAGCAAGTAGTTTATATGCAGCGATTCGAGAGGTAGCTAGTATATTAGGATCACTTGCAATTACATATATTTCCAACGCGAGCTCATCACTGGTGATGTTAAACACTTTGTTATCTAATTTTGATATGTTGGTGGCTAATTTATTCATGGCAGCACTTCGAAATATTTAAATTGTGTGTAGGCTATATCCGTCGTGGAAAATGACACTTTTAATTTGAAGCGCCATCTACCTACGATATACAAATCAGTCGATATTGTTAAATATTCTGTATATTGATTAAAATACACTGGGTCAAGACAATCTGGGATGTCCACTAATCCTACCGTAGGCGTTACTATCAATGATTTACCTGATTGTGGTTGAAATATCATTTCCAGTGTTGCTGATGATATATCTGCTCCATAATCAATCCTGAACATTGCCCCTGCTTGGTTTAGAAAATAATTCATATTATACCAGCCTAACTATCCCAAAAATTGATCCAGCAAGTGATGGATGAAACAACCCATCAAGTTTTATTTGTGCAAACCCTGAATTGTCAACTATAGTGACTACTAAACTACCTACATTAATTTGTGGGGTGGGTACTTGATCACCGTATATGATTCCAGCAGTTTGTTGATTACCTGAATTATCATTTGTTCGTAATTTATACATTAAAATCATGGTGTCAGGTCGCCATACGATGTTAGTATTTATAAGCCAGTGATAATTTCCTCCAGTCAATTCGTCAACTTTGGTTGTCACACAAAATGGAATCGTATTAACATCGGCACTCCCTGAATCTCCGTAATAAGTTAAAGGAACTTTACTACCATTATAGTCAAAAGTTTTAAATTCAACCTGACCTGAACCACCTGTGTCCCTAAGATTAGCGATTCTATGTGTTAATGAATATGAGTGTGTGAGGAAACGATTATCGTTCGTAGGGAGTGTATTAGCGGGTACTATCACATTTGGCATTGTTATATCTAAACTGGTATTAGCATCATTCACGTCTACTATATTACTGTTACTACCACTTTCTTTATTACCATAGAAAGAAGAATCAATTAACCCTCGGGCAACTACAGCGTTTACTGTGTTATGGAACCAACTATTACGAATTGTTACATTCTGTGTATTTTGATCTCCTGGAAAATGTATAGCCTTATCCGATATCCCTTCAAAATATCCATTGTTTATCGTTACAGGACCCACGTCTCCCCCGTCTGTAAATAACATACCTACTGTGCATGCTTCAGCGCCACAATTATTAATTTCTAATGCAGAATGTGGACCTAAAAACTCAAAGGCTAATACCCTATCAACACAAAATACAGACTGAAAGGTTATTACATTGTTAAATCGTTCCACAAAAAAACAAGCTAATGGGCTATTGCCTGCGGTCCCTCTATTGATAATATCACGAAACGTAGCATAGAAACAACGACTTGCATATAATGCTTGAGTAACATCTGAAAAACTCATCTCAGATATCACACAATCTTCGTTGAAATTTTTCATGTTAAATCCACGTCCACAATTTCTAAGTCTTCCTCCACGAATATTTGACCTTGTTACTCGATTTAGTTCAGAACCTGTCAGAATATTCGATACGTAACCATTTCCAGATATATACCCAGTTTCAAACATGTTATTCCCACCAATACCAGTACCTTCCATCGTTGAATTATGAAAATCAATAGAAATATCTGATCCCCAATATACGGTACCATTTATTCGGTAATCACCTGAAGGGAATATTACTAATCCAGAACCATCTCTGGATATAAAATCATCAATCGACGCTTGTATATTAGCAGTAGCATCGGTTAGATTATTACTTCTTGCCCCCCATTGGTCAATAACATTTTCACCTCTAGTACGTTGAAGTAACGCGACAAGTCCATTATTTAATAAAAAATCACCAAACTCATTAGCTGCTGATAAATTTGTTATCTGAGTGTATTCAACCAGTGTGATAATATTATAATTACCACCACCCGAGGGGTTTTTATCCAGTGTCTCCCAGTCACCATAATAGCTCGTGGTAACAACTGTATCACCAACAACTAGATTAGTCGTTTTTAATGTAGCTACATCTGATATTCGTATATGAACATTTAACGGAGCGTCACCCACTGGATCAGCCTCCCACAACTGGACGTCATCCTTATTCTTCAATATAACCTTGTATCGGCCATCCAACCAAATATTTGTAAATACACCTTCTTGGTTTGCAACCACAGGATTGGTATTTGCAATAGTTAACGCTTCATCAGAATAGGTATTCCTGAGAGTCGTTGTTCCAGTATCATAGAAATATAAGTTAGCATTGCAGGAAGGTCTTATTCCTGATCCCACATCAGCATACGGTAATACAAATCTTGAAGACATATTATGAGGTTTCCATTTGTTGTAGGCCTGATTGCAACATTGCTTTTACACCATCTTTTAGGGATTGTGGTATTTTGGCATCGGCATCATAAGCTCTAATTTCTTTAAATAAATCTTTATATTGTGGATCATATAATTTTGTTGCTAAGTGACGTACATTCTCAGTTGATAATGTTTGTTGCACTAGACCACTCCCTTGAGATAATTGTTTAATCGGTGACATTATGAAGGATATCAACAAGTTATACATAGAATCAGTTTGATGTAATATCTCACTTCTAGCAGCTGTTTGTGATCCTTCTGTTCTACCCATCATTGCTCTATTAAGTATCTGTTTAAAATAAGTAAAATTCTTTTTTGACTCACCGGATAATGCAGCCATCAACAATTTATTCTTAGATTCATTACCGAATAATGCTTTATTTAAAGCTTTTGCTGCTTGCCATGGCACTCCTAACATATCCACGTTAGTTTCTAATCCAGCTAGTCGATTATCTAATTCATGTTGGACTATCTTGAGCCATGCTGTGTTATCCACATCATCAATCATCTTTCGCGCTGATTCAATGGTGCCTATCCTATTACCAGGTGCAAAGAGTTTAGTGGTAATTGATTCTAATTTGTCATCACTAATTTCAGCGATTTTTCCAATAAGACTATCTTTAATTTCATCCACCTGAGGACTGAAATCTTGAAACTTCTGACGTGCTTCTCTATAAAACCTTGATCCGCTATCCATTTGTTCCAGCAATACATTTTGTATTTTTATTAATTCACGTTTAGTTGTTCGGCCTAATGAACTATCCCCTATCCTGGATGTTTTATCATCAATTTCCAATTTTATGTTGTGTAATGTTTTTAAATCTTTAGAGTTATCCACACCACGTTTAATACGAATGACCTGCCTAGCAATCTCACCCCCATCCGGAGCACTTTTTAATATATTATTTATCAAATCATTGATGGGCAGTTTATCAATATTGGTTGGTTCTGAGAAACTATTTTTATAAAAAGGAGATGCCGCTTCCTTTCTCGCATTAATACGTTTTTGTACTGCTGCAATGCTACTTTTACGGAAATCATCCAAGGGGTTTGTATTAGATTGTTCATATACATCATCAACAATCTTTTTCATTGAATCATACAGTTCTTTATTTTGTTTCTTAATGGCCTTAGCAGCGATATTGCCTGATCCAGATAATTGGGGGATAAACTCTTGTCGTTTTAGTTCAGTATTTAATCGTGTTTTTTGTGCAGGAAATAATCCAATATCAACACCTGTTTGTTTTTTAATTTCCCGTAATGCGACATGTATAGCCTCAACGTCTTTTTTTGCTTCTACAACATCTTCACTAGACATGTTCCGGTTTCGTTTCCATATTTTATTAACAATAGTACCCAAACCTTCACCGGCAGAACTTAACACGGCTGACATTGCAACAGATGTTTTATCAATATCTTGCTCTGATCCCAACCCTTTTGCACCAAATTGCATTCCTAAATCGGTGAGTCCTGCAGTTATCCCTCCCGTCACCATTTTATTAGCAAGAGTACCAATTTTAGGGATTAATTTTGAGGTTAAGGAGGTAATTCTAGCAGCTGGTAGAAAAGCTAACATTTGAGCACCGAATTCCACAAAGTCTGTTTTAGACAATCCTGGTTTATTTAATACTGTCTTTTTGCCATCTAATTCAACAATGATTCCATCGTTTTTTGTTGGCGTAAATTTAATACCAGGGATCTGTTTTTTTAAAATATCCATTTGTGCTTGAGGATCCATCGTGATTAATTGTGCGGGTAATGATTTTATACCTCCACCACCCTCAAACATGAATTCAGGTAAGTCTTTGGGAGATATATCTGGAGATGGTGACGGTGATATATTTGGAGATGATTGTGATATATTTGGTGATGGTGATGGTGATATATTTGGTGATGGTGATGGTGATATATTTGGTGATGATTGTGATATATTTGGTGATGGTGATATATTTTGAGATGGTGATATATTTTGAGATGGTGATTGTGATGATGTGGTGCCAAACTTATTGTCAACCAACTTATTATCAACCAACTTATTGTCAACCAATGCAATTCCACCTTGATTATTCAATAACATGGTAGATTTAATGGACTGCAAAAAGTCCAACGTAATTTTTGATTTGGGCTTAACTATGTCAAGCTCAGTGGGCTGTGTTGTGGGTTTCCGAGTCAATGATAGTTTGAATGCTTCGTTCAAGTCCATTAGGATAACTCATTCCATAGTTTAGATATTTCCATGTCACTAATATTGGGGTTATTTTGTTTAACAAAATCAGAAAATTGAAAATAAAATACAGGTAAACCATCTTCACCACGTACCGCATCATGCATCTGAGGTGTATTTCTAACAAACGCTTTCCATTGCTGTTCCGCTTTCTGAAATCTAATTCCTTGTTCCATTAAATCATCAACAAAGGTGGAATGTTGCACTTTACGCAGAACACCTGCTTTCAATACATTAGTTTTAAAAACGTTAGCTCTGGGATCACCTTCTAACTGAGCCATTTCATTTCGTGCTCGTATAGCGTCTTGATCTGTTTGCACGCCTGTATTCTGTCTTAAACTGGCATTCACCAACTTAGTAGTCATCGCGTTTAAGGCCTCTGCATTAGATATATCTATAAAATCTTGGTTAATTCCTATCGCTTTTAATGCTCTACCTACTGTCAATTTAATAGGTTCCAAAAATCCAGTTTTTACTGCAATAGCACTCATTTGATTAAATAAAGCTAGATCATCTTCGGCTTCAGAAGCGTCAGTATGTAAATCGTCTCGACGTTGTGCCGTGAGTTTACCAAATGCGATATCTTCAGCTTTCTCACCAGAACCAATTTGGAACATGGATTTTCCTGAATTCTTAATCATAAAGTCAGAGAATTCAGAGGTACCTGGCTGCAAACCTGCCGCAATCGCATTTCGTTGCAATGTGGTTAATTTCTCATTTTCAAATTTAGACTTGGCTTGATCAGAAATGGATTGTCCTTGTCTAGCGTGCTGTTCTATCTGTAATTTCATTTGGTCATCAGGTAGAGAGATTGTGTTTTCAAGAGTTGATGTATCACGTCCTTCACCTTTTAATCGTTTTATTTCTGTTGATAGATATTCTCGTACCTTATTAGGATCAGGAATATTATCAGCATTTAAAGCGATTTGAGTGAGTGCATCATTTTCTCGGATATCTTCCAGTTGTTGGGCTTCACGTTGATCAGTTTGTTGTTTTGATTTGAATTTATCTTGTTCCAATCGTAACTTTTGCTGATCAAGTAGATGATTACCCACCGCTAATTGTTGCTTAAATTGACCTCCCTGTTGTTTTTGTTGTGCAGCCAACTCTGCTTGCTCTCTAACAAATTGATTTTGTTTATATTGTTGTCCCACTGCAAAACCTTGTAGAGCGCCTGTTCCTAGATTCATGAGATCAGGTGTTAATTTAAATTGATTTGATGTGACTAATGACATAATTTATATATTTCCTTTAAGCAGCACCGGCCATTGCGCCTAGACCCTGACCCGCTAAACCCAATAATTGACCAGTGAGTGCTGATTCATTTTGCACCTGACCTAATAAACCTGATGCCCGAGCTTGCGCCGCATTTTGACCAAATTGACCAATCGCACCGGCAGTATTCGCCCCTAACTGATTAATATTTGACACTGCAGTCTGACCTCTACCTGATAATTGACCTAATCTATTAAACTGATTATCAAAATCTTGTTGAGCAAACCCAATTGCTTGCTGTTGTAGTCCTGATCTTACATTGCCACCACCTAGTCCACCTATCGCAGCAGAATTTCGTAATAATGACCTTTCTGCGCGTTCTCTAAGGAATCGTTGGCCAGGTGATTGATTAAACTGATTAAAAGCTTGTTGTTGTGCTTCTTGTCCATTCAACCCTAATAATGTAGATTGTTGACCGAGTGCAGTAACACCAGCTTGTTGAAAAGGTTGATTGTTTTGTTGAGCAATATCAAATTGACGTCGCTGTTCAACAATGGCTGCTTCTGATGCTGCTGCCTGTAATTCCCCTGCTTCTTTAGTCGCTTTGTTAGCCGCTTTTAATCCAGTCGCATCATCAATCAATCCTAACGTGGCAACATTAATGACATTGTTTACTAAATTACCCATAACATTCACCCATTTCTTGTTTGGTTATTCCTAAAACATAACTATCACATATTCGTGTGGCAGATATTCTATAATTATCCCTAATCCGACCTTCAACAATCATACCACAATCTTTTGCTATTTCAATCGTTCGGTTAAACTTACTTGCTATTGTCGCATTCAATTTAACACATTCATGAATATAACTATTTATAAATCTGTAAACACACAATATCATGTCTTTAAATAATACCTTATGTTCTTCTAAAATATAAGGATGTATGCTCATTGCCGTGCTTGACGTTTTTATTAAATTGACCAATCCCACTTTTTCATCCATATAACAATAACTTAACCATATATCATTTGAACTTCTTGAAATACCCACCTCTGATATGTCAACAGTGTGTTCAGCGGCATATTTGAATATTTCGGGTAACGTCATAAAAGTATTAATATATGTATAATCATCCTCTGCTATCATCATAATTAATCGCTCACTGATCTTCAACATAAGTTAATGATGTAGCCATACCACTGGAAGAACCCGAGCTTATTTTTGCCGCAATACAGATAATTTCTCCAGGTCTAAGTATTATTTTATTAAATATATCAATAATTTGAGAGCTTTCTTTGGTTATATTAAAAGACATTCTCACATCTCCTCCCATCACAGGTAAATTATCTAGCGCAAACTCCAATACGTTGGTGGGGCTGATTTGTTGATAATTAATAGATCCGGTGAAGATTGGGGACATAATCACTCGAAAACTTGCTGTTTTTGTGGTATTAGTTGCGATTGACATAATTGAAGGTAAGATATTGGCTTTAGATAATCTGGAGTTGAATATTGTTGGATTACGAATAATTAGTAAACTGGTTTCTGTTGTTCCAACGCCCGTAACAACGACATCTATCCCTTTAGAATCTAGTAATTGTTTCCTATTTCCTTCAATGAACGCTGATGCAGATGCCCCCTTGATAGAAATCGGAATCGTGTTACCGAAATTAAATGTTAACCATCCTAAATTAAAATTGGGATTAGATATTATAGTCGTGGTAGACGTATTCACATATTTTATGGTATGTACTAGTGTAAAACTTGAAGTCTCAGAGTCTTGTATATAAAATTTGACATCACCGAAGCCGAGATATTGAAATTGTATCTGATACAGGTTGCCTAATAAGGGGTTTAGATTAGTTATAGAATCACCATTCCAATCTGCTTGATTAATCCATTCAGAAGTAACAAGTGTACCCGCAAAATTTTGAACAAATGACCCTACCGCGCTAGCACTTGAAAACAAATAACTTGATTCTGGTGAGGCTACCGTAGATATAACTCTTACTACATTACCAATGGATTCAAAGGTATGGAGTGGATCTTGTACTGTTAGAGATACTGCAATTTCATAGGCATTATGTGACGTGCTGCCCGAAGTTAATGGAACACTAAATGCAAACCCATTAATTGTTACTGTTGCAGTTTCCGAACCACTGGCAGGTGTAGTAATTGTTAAATCTTGCTGTTCTACTATGCCATTATAACCATATTGAATTCCAAAATCAACACCATTAAAACCAAATCCCAATCTATCCTCTGATGTTATTAGCCCTGCAATCTGATTATTATTTGCAACTCCTGCAGAGAATAGTGCGCTAAATCTAGCAATACTACCTTGACCCTCTCTATAACCTATTAGGTTTTTGGTAAAGATATAAGCAATCCCTGCGGGGCTTATTCCAGTGTCTGCATCAAACATTTGATTGTTAGCAGTAACTGTACCTGTCGTTGATATAAAACTATCTACATTATCCAAAAAACCATACACGGCATTGATTTGTACGATGGGTTGCATGTTTGCGGTTTGACTCTCACCAAATGCAGTTTTAGGTAAGTTTATTCCAAAATTAGACATACTAGAACTCTATCCCAGATGCTCTAAATTGCAACACGTTGATCGTATCCACTTGAATAAATAATTTAGCATTTTGTGGGATGAGTTGATTGAGTATTTCAACCGGGACATGAGCTTCCTGGCGGATTGTGGTCCACGGAATTATTTCATAAGGTAATGTTGCAGTTAATCCAATGAATACTTTATACCGATAGGGATTTATTGTGCTATTCGTGACTGTAAACGCAATAATACGTGTACCAGATATTGACGTATAACTATTAATAGGTGTTAGCACTTGAGGCGATACACCATCTAGTAAAGTAATGTTGTTCACTGCCATTTATATGATACTCCAATTATCCAACGTTAAGTTATATATCAATTCCGGTGAGTCATATTTTAAGATAATATTTTTTGTAGTATCACCATCGATTGGTCCCAACACTGTCACAGTATTATCCAACCGTTTGATAGAGACGCGTTCATTATTTTTAGGTGAAGTGTTTAAAGTAACTGTGATACTTGAGGAATTATTACACAATATAATTTCATTTGTATACGTTGTATAATCCGCAGTTATTACTGTTGCCTTAATATCAGGATTAAATGTATTTATGGATAATAATTCTAAATCAGTTACTTGTTTACTTGAATTCGGAATGTGTACATTTGATATGGCTTCTAACGCTTCCAGTTGATCTGTGTAACTATTTCCTGAGTCAGCTAAGTGTTCTAAATATTCAATAAATCGATGAGTAGGTAATCCTGAGACAGTTAACCATTGATTGCGCCTAGGTGGTATAATTTGATCAGGCATTTAACTTGTTCCCAAATCAGGGGTGGCTATAAGATTCAATAAATTAAAAGTAACATTGTCAGTCACTACCAATTTAATCACTCGTGAGGTGGGGAATCGACCTTGTCTTCGCCATATAATACGGTGTTGATACCTACCTATCTTACCCAAATTCCTAAATATTTCAGATGAAAATGTTTTAGTACCATCATCCGAAAATGAATAAGCGATTTGATAATTGTGTGG